ACCTGGTATTAAAGTTGGTAAGTATATCCAAACTCAAGATAGATTTATTACCGAATATACCCCTGAAGGATTTAAGAAAATGACATTTGGTGGTGGTACAAATACGGCTCAAGACCAATTGAATCAGTTTACAACTTTAGGTACAACATTAGAACTTCAAAAATATTCTAACAATTTTTCATTAGGTTCAACATTAACGCCAAATTCAACATTGTTTATTCAATATAGAGTTGGTGGTGGATTGGCAACAAACTTAGGAACAAACGTAATCAATCAAATTGGTACTGTTTCATTCTTTGTTAATGGTCCATCTGAGACAACAAACTCAGCGGTAGTTAATTCATTAAGATGTGTTAACGTAACTGCTGCGGTAGGTGGAGCGGGCATTCCATCATTAGAAGAAATTAGAAACTATGTATCGTTTAACTTTGCGGCTCAAAAGAGAGCGGTTACCGTACAGGATTATGAGTCAATTATTAGAAACATGCCAGCTCAGTTTGGTGCACCTGCAAAAGTATCTATCACAGAAAATGATAACAAGATATTAATTCAAATATTATCTTATGACACTTCGGGTAAATTAACCAATATCGTTTCAAATACTTTGAGACAAAACATTGCAAATTATTTATCAAACTACCGAATGATGAATGATTATATTTCAATATTCAGTGCTGAGGTTATTGACTTGAGTGTTGATGTTGCAATTGTATTAGATTCCGCCCAAAACTCAGGACAAGTCATTTCAAGTGTTATTGATAAAATATCTGCATACTTTAACCCTCAATCAAGACAATTAGGTCAGAATGTTTATCTATCCGAAATTAGGAGTATTATTCAAAATACAAATGGTGTATTAACCGTTTCAACTTTAAATGTGTTTAATGAAGTTGGTGGTCAATATTCATCCGCTGAAACATCTATGGAATATTCAGACCCTGAATTAAAACTTATTGGTCCTGTTGACGATACTATTTTTGCTCAACCATCACAAGTGTATCAGATTAGATACCCTGGTAAAGACATTAGAGTTTCGGTTAAGAACTTCCAATCAATTACTTTTTCTTAACAAGTTTATTTATTTTTTCTTTGGATTATTATTTAATTGTGTGGGTTCACTTTAAAAATCCTGCATAAACTATTTATTAACTAAAGACATTAATGGGTCAATCATATAGAATAAGGACTGAATTAGGGGTTAACAAAACAATCAACGTACAATTAGACCAAGAGTTTGAACAGTTAGAGATTTTATCTTTAAAAATACAACAAGAGGATGTCTATATTAGAAGTTGTGCCGATTATGGAGTCATTGTTGGTAGGGTTACCGCTAACAATGGTTTTGGATTACCAAACGCAAGGGTGTCAATATTCATACCTATCACAACGGTAGACGAATCAAACCCAATCATTTCAAGTATATATCCGTACAAATCTCCAACGGATAAAAATGAAGATGGTTACAGATACAATCTTTTACCTTACGAAAAATCATACTCAACTCACGCAGCGACAGGTACAATACCATCAAGATTGGATGTACTGACAGGAACAACCGCTGTTGAAATATATGACAGATATTATAAGTTCACAGCCAAAACAAATGATAGTGGGGATTACATGATAATGGGGGTACCATTAGGTTTTCAAACTGTTGTTATGGATGTTGACTTGTCTGATATTGGAGAGTTTTCATTGACACCACAAGATTTAATTAGAATGGGTCTTGCAACCGAGGCTCAAGTTGCGGGTAATCGTTTTAGAACATCAACAGATTTAAACTCATTACCTCAAATTATTAATTTAGTTAAAGGTATTGAAATTTCGCCACTTTGGGGAGACCCTGAAATTTGTGATATAGCAATTAATCGTCTTGATTTTGATTTAAGAGATAATGCAAATGTTAATATACAACCAACGTCAGTTTTCATGGGGTCGATTTATTCTACATCTGATGCTTATCGAGTTAGGAGAAACGCTAAACCCAAAGATGATATGGGTAATCTTTGTAGTTTACAATCAGGACCTGGTCAAATATTGGCAATTAGACAAACCATCCAACAAGATACTACTGGTAATCCAATACTGGAACAATATCAATTAGAACAAGCTGGAAATATTATTGATGGTGATGGAGTTTGGTTGACCGAATTACCAATGAATTTGGATTATTACATAACTAATGAATTCGGTGAAAAAGTTATATCAAATGACCCAACTATAGGTATTCCAACTAAGGCAAAATATAGATTTAAAATTAAATGGACACAACCAACAGCATTGACTGAGCAAACAAGACGACCATATTTTTTAGTTCCTAACGTTAGGGAGTATGGTTGGAGTAATACTATAATCGACCCAAATTATTTATCAACAAGTTCATCTGAGGGAAAAAAATTAGCAGGGTCATATTATTTTGGATTAGATTGGACAGGTTATACTAACACTACCGCGGCAATAAATTGTGATGATACCTTTTACCAATTTGAATTTAACAAAGTGTATACTGTTTCAGGTTTGATTGATGAATTTAAAAATGGTACTAAAGGTAGATTTATAGGTATTAAAGAAATTGAAAGTCAAGATTGTGATAGTACTATTAATAAATTTCCTGTAAATGAAGGATTTAGAAATTTTGATTTAATATATTTCTTGTTCTCAATTATATTTCAAGTAATTCAAATTATTGGTATTCCATTGTTAACGTCTTACCACGTTATTGCATATCTTTGGAATAATTTTGCAGTTCCTTTAATAATTGCATTAAGCGCATGGATTTTAAAAAATATAATTGAGTTATGGATAACTTCTGCGAGTTTGTTTGCTTCGTCGGCAGTCTTGCCATTTCTTCTTCCTGCGGCACAGACAACAGCTCTACAGGCACTTGGTTGGACAGTGCTTGGTGTTTTTATTGGTACACTTCTTTTTAAATTTAGATTTAGAAAATTTAATAGATTCAAATTACCAATGATAACATATCCTGATTGTCAAGCCTGTGAATGTAGTCCTGAAACTTCATCGGATTCTAGCTCTTCAGTACCAACATCATCACTGGTTAGTCAATTATCTAATCCTTCATTTTATTATGATAATTTGGTTGCATATCAAGAATCGATATCTACAATACCACCCGATAACGAAAATTATTTTACCTATAATTCTACTGACGCTATAATGAAAAGTCAGGCGATTGGTGGGTTTACTGGTCAAGAAAAAAACCCAACTAGATTTAAAACAGGTGTTAGTGAAATTGCCACATTTCCTGACGGAACTAGAAAGTTTGCGGTTTCAAGAACAATAATGCCAGGAGAAAGAATTAATATTTATAATACAAGAAATAAGTATTTTCAAGGGGTTAATAAAATAAAAGTAACTTTTGCTTCAGATATAAATAACTCAAATGGTCTATACCATTATGATAATACTTTAACTATAGTATCTCCTGGTGAATTTCCTGTAGGTGCATTATTAACATTTGTAAATCCTGAACAAACAAAAGATAAAAATTATCTATGGTCGGGTACTACTTCAGTTGGAAAGGCTCTACTTAGAGGTATTAATGGTAAAATACAAACGGACCAATTTGTTAGTCAAGTTTATTATGCTAACCCAACAGATAATACTCAAACCACTAATTTATCTACATTATATACTATTCCAAGTGCAACGACTCAATGTGTTGATAGTATTACCATTTCGGCAACAACTATAGGTACAGTACAATATTATAACTGTTCATCTGTTAGTGTTATTTATAGTGCAGGTACATTAGGTGTACATACAATTACTGACACAAATTGTATTAATTTAAGTAATTTAGGTGGTACTGCCGAGTATATTGTGATTAACAGTGGTGATACATGTCAAAGATATATTTACCCATCTGATATAGAATATTATCAAGTATTAACTGCAATCACAATTACTACAAATATTGTTAATGGAGTTCCACAATATTCAATACCTAATTTAGGGACGGGAATAAGTATTTGGAATACGTTAAATTCTGCTAACGAGATTCAATCCTATAAAGAAGTTAAGGGAACTTTAGGTACCAAGGGATGGTTAGAGGAAGCACCTGCAGAAAATCTACCAACAAGTTTATTTTCTGATTTTTCAAGTCAAACTATTTTAATATTACAAAGAGGGGTTGACCCATATTCTCCACTATTAACTAATCAATATGGTATTGGAAAAATATTGGGACATGCCAACGAAGACGATGTTATAATTACGGGACAAACTAGAATGAACATCCCTATTCAAAAATTACCTACAGGGTCATTAACTACTGTCCAACAACACAACCAACAAGATAATATTTATTTTCCATCTTATGTCTATACACCAGGATTTACGGGGTCAACAACACCAGGATTACAATTCTCAGCATATTCGACAAGTAATGTTGGTTATTATGGGGCGTTAGATTCAATCACACCTGATAGAAAAATTGCTTACAAAGTTGGAAATAATACCTATTATGGATTTTCAAGTGGTGTTATCAACAAATCACCATCATATGGAATTGCAAAAGGTGTTTCAAGTAAAATAAATAATATAAATGTGTATTATGATAGTTCAGTTAGTATTGGAAAATATGACAGTGCTGAAGATTTGTCAGGTGGTGCAATATTCACATTAAAACCATTGGTTTTAAATACTATTATTATTTCTATCCCGACTTATCTGGCATATGACTCACCACCAGTCTCAACTTATTTTAGTCCAATACTATATCCAACATTAACGGGTACAAGCGCTTTGAATATTACTAATTATTCAAAAAATGTTATGAGGACTGATAGATTACCATCTTCGGATTATATTGATAGTGGGGATTTAAATGGTAATGCTAGTTTATTACAAGAAAATATTGGGTTTTCGGCTTATGTTATAAGTGGACCAGAAAACGGTGATACTTCTATTGGATTTTCAACAGGGGCATCCCAAGTAACACAAGATATTGAAGGTCAACTTGCAAGTGAAAATGTTTTAAAAACATTAAGTACTTGTGAAAATATGGTTGGTCTTACTTGTTATAGTGGCAATGGAGTTACCTTTGGAGTTAATACTGGATGTCAGGGAACAGATACTGTTGAAAACGGTTGTTATGTTTTTATGGATGAACCTTTGATTGATTTACAAAAAGATATAAATTCATTTGCTGAATGGGGCTATAGATTTAGATTTTTTTATGGTTTATGTCGTGGAGTTTTATCTCAAACATTTACAAACAATTGGGTTAATGGTTCCTTATTTACATTCCCAATACAAGTAGATACTTATTTTGACAAACAAAATAAACCATTACCTCCTGAATTTGCAAAAGAACTTGTTTATTTTGATGATAAGACAAACAATTTCTACTACAGAAGTTCTCCTTATTTTTCAGGTGCAACATCTCAAAGATTTATAGGTAGACCAACAACTGGTTTAATTTCGCCTGTTAATAGACGAAATTTATTGTTCCCAACAACAATTATTAACTTGGGTATTAAAGACGATTTTTACCAAGAAATAATATTTGACCCATCAGCAAAAGGTTATATTATGAATACTTTAAATCCAACAAGTTACTCAGATACTTCTGATTTGGTTAATTTATTTGTAATATCAAGAATAACTGATGAAGGATTTTTAAGTCAACTTATTCCTACAGGTAATAATGGTTTAAATCAATTATTTAGTAGACCCGATAGACGAATTGATGGTGACTTAGCTCAAAGTATGTCAATCAACTCTGAATATGGTGTAATACCTTTTTCACCTGAATACTATCGTGTTTATGGTAATAGTAATGACCCTGTTGTTATTTTAGGTGGACTTGATAATCCAACAATGGGTATATTCTTTTCATCAACAACAGTTGATTTACAAAACAAAGATTTTATAACACCAGGTGTAATTGATTTTAGACCATCAAACAATGCCAATGCAATCACTTATCCTTATGGCATTAAGTCACAATATGTACCATTTTATCAATGGGGATTAAAACAACCATCAATTCAAAGTATTTTTGGTTCACAGTATAATGATTGGGTGACAAATCAATCACCAACTATTAGTAATTCAGGTATTTTTGGATATAATTACCAATCATTGGATAGAAGAAATACGGGAACACCGAGTTATTTTATTGGTTCAGATACACAAGTAAGTGACATATACGAAAGAGGTTACATTTTTAATGTTAAACCTAATGGTGATTATTCTTACGATGGTGGAACATACCCAAGTAAATTCTTAGTTAGTGCTCCATTCCATTTTTATTTTGGAATAAATGTAGGATTGACAGCGTTAGATAAATTTAAAACAAAATATTCTGTAGGTGAATAAGTTTATAATAATACCAAGTAGTCAGGAATATCAGTCAGCTCCATCAGTTGACCAAGATATTACTATTACTTTAGAGCAACAGAGTCAACAAATGGTTGAATATGACCGAAGTCAAAGTATTAGTTTGGCTCAAGTATTTGATGATGAAAGACAAAGTAGTAGTACATTTAGACCTACATTTAAAGTAAATTATTTGTATGGTAATACATATACAGGTACTACTGAATATGTTCCATTTAGAAATACCTTATATTATGTTGATGCGGAACAATCTTCAGTTAGTACAATATGGAAAGGATTTCCACAATATTATGAATTTGATTTTTATAGACCTAATATATCTGACCAGCATATTAATTATGTCGCAAAAAGCGCCTACACTTACAATTGGACATATTATATTAGTTATGTTCAAAGTAACAATGATTTAAAACAAATGTCATACACATTAAATAATGGTAGTTACGATTGGCTTGCATCCGAAGGTATTCCGTTTTCAATAATTAATGGAACTCAAAATGGTAGTAATGTTATTAGATTCCAATGTATTGCACCACATGGATTAACTGTCGGTGAGTATGTTGAATTACCTTTCTTTTATAACCAATTAAATTTATTCCAAGTTTATTCGTTAGGTAATAACCAATTAGATAGTGACCCTTATGTGTTTAATATATTTAATTTTGGATATACAGGTACCACATTTGCCAATGGAGTTACTGGAACATTTAAAAGAGTTATTAATCCTGATAATTTATTGGAAACAAAGTCAAAATATTATGTAAGAGAACATAAAATTTTAACAAATGTTGGAGATTGTATTATGGTTAAAAATGCGTTTGAAAAAAATCTATTTAACGAAGAAAGAAAGTTTGAATATAGTTCAATAACACCAAACCAAATCTCAAGAGTATCTCAAAAGACAAGTAGTAATTCTTATAATGTTACGGTCAATTATGATTTAGATTTGAATGGTGTTTTAGATAATCAAAAACGACCTGTTAGTGAATTATTTTTAACTGTTATTAATAAAGGATATACAGGTTATTTTAATCAACCAAATAATGGTATTGGATTGAAACAAGGTTGGGAATTTAATTTAACAAACCCAATAAGTTCTTGGTGGGATTTAAATAATTCATATTCCGATACAAACATACAAACATCAAATTATACTTTGACAAGTGGTGTTACAAAAACATTTTATTATAATCAGGATTTAAAAAAGGATGATTTGATTGATGGGGACTTTTGTGAGTGGAATGATTATGACCAAATTGAAAGGGTTATTTCACCATACTATCAAAAACTAAAATACAATCAAAACGTATTTCAAACTACTGATACATATTCAACAAATAGTCCTGGGTTTTATTATAAACCCCACACATCGATGAGGATTAGAGTTTTCTCTGATTATGTTGAGACTGCGGTTGCGGGACAAGTTGAGAATGTACCTTTCTATTCTTTTTATTCTTCTGCCGACCAATCGTTTAGATGGAGAGACATATATACTTATGGGTTTAAAGATAACCTTGAAAGGGGGGTTGATTTTCCATTTATGAATAGTGCTCAATATCCATATCAAGAAGCCATCTTTAGATTAATACCAGAAGGAATAAACTATAACTCTTTAGGAGTTCAATACCCAATTAAGCCATTGTTTGATGAGTGTGAATAAAGTTAAAATTAGTCAAAACGGTTTTGTTGACCGACAACTTACAATTCCCATTCAGTTAACGTGGGACTATGTGGGGTTGGACCAAAGTATTGATGAGTACGAAAGTAAAATCATTACTGAGGTTATTGGTGTTGGTAGAGATTTTGAGGTAACTCGATTTGCTCACGCTCCTTTGACAGGTACAACGACTGAACCAACGGATATTGAATATGAGTTTAATTTTTATTCAGGAGGTTCTTTAAATGACGCAACAAATTGGAAGTCCAATTATCAGGTGGAAGGGTTTACAACTCAAGAGATTTTTTATTATACAAACAACTTTACCAATTCATTTTTTAAATTGGATTTGTATGACAATGTTGATGAAAAGAGACAGACCAATTATATAACAATTATTATACCGACACAACAAGGGTTAAAGATGGATGCAATTATGCAGACGACACCTGTTAGTATTAAAAAACCATATTTTGTTTTGGACTATGTTGGAGACAAAGAAGGTTTCTTTATCTATTGGTTAAAGAAAAGAACATTTTTGGATATCAGTACATTTTACATGACTGCCAAGTTCTATGATGCAAAAAATGGATACTTTACAAAGATGATGAATATGCCACAATCATCATTACCTGGTAACAAATATATCTTTGATGGTTCACAATATTTTTATTATCGTGTTGAATTAAATTATGAAAAACATGATTATCAAATATTCAACATGAATCCAAATCAAACAATATATCTTAATGATGGACAAAGGGCGGGTACGTTACAACCCATAAAATGGTATGAATATGTTAACCCATAATGGAAGATTTTTATAATATTATAATATCACCTGAAACAATTAAGGGTGACTTGTTTATTGTTAATATGCAAGGTGAAAACGTTGGACCAAGTTATACAGGTGAAACGACTGGTGTTTATTCGGGGATGACCCAAGTATTGACTGCGGGACCAAATGGAAGTTCAATATTATCAGGAATTACAATTCCAATTTTATTCAGACAAACTGCGGTTGATGTTGGTTACTTCAGTCCATTTGATGGTGCGGTATTGCAGAAAGATGTGGTTGCCAATTTTATATTTTCATCAACAACCGCCAACCCATATGTTTATAATGTGTATAACACATCAAGTGAGTTTCAAAAATTTCTTGATTTATCATCTTATAAGGTTAGTTGGGGTGATGGGACACCATTGCAAACCATTAGTTCATACACACCCAATTCAATCGTACACACTTATCCTGTCGCAATTGCTCAATACACGATTACATTAGAACAAACAAATCCGTGGGGAATTACAAGAGTTTCTAAAACAATCACGACACCATTTTCTGATGTGGTTATCAATAACCCAAATGGTGAGGCATTTTTTATTCCTGTGGGTGGTAATTGGATTGAAACACCAATCAGTTATAACTACATATTTTCAGGGGATGCTGTTAATGAAGTATCTGCTCAAACATCAAATAATTTTACAACGGTTCCATTTACGGTTTCAGGTTTAACAAAATCCAAACTTAATGAGTTGGCAATGTATGGACCAAACAAATTCCAAGTTGGAGTTCCCGTTATTAAGAACGGTCAGATATGGGGAGCAATAACTAATACTGCAACAACATTTACCGCCTATACAGTTAATTTAGTTGATTACTATGATTACATAGACGGGACAACAATATTTTTTGAACAATCTTCAGGATTTACAGAGAATAATTTAACACAAAGACCAATAACAAAAGAGGAAGTTTTAATCAAAGTTATTGACCAACCACAAATACAAACAAATGTTTTTGTTGAACGAGGAAAGAATTCTGCATACGAAAGAATCCAAAGATTAGGAGAGGTTGATAATTTAGGTGACATGATTAATTACGGATATGGATTTTTTAACGTTGAAAAAAAGAACTAAACTATTTATAAGATAAAATAAGATATGGCAATCGGTTCATACGGCACAATTAGACCTTCAGACGTTTCACCTGAAGACGTAGAGATTATATTGAATTATACTCCTTCAAGGGATGTTACGAGTAATTTCGTCCTAACTCAACTTGATGCACAAACAATTCTTAAACCTTATTTCAACAACACACAAACAGGTGGAAACGCAGGTGTTGAGGTTTTGGGTGGATTATACAACTTAACATTACCCGCTGAGCAGTTCAATGCTCTTGGAATTTACACACTTTATTTAAGACCAGCACAAATCAGAACAAGAATTACTGATTGTGGTGTGTTAAGTGCTTTGCCAAACGTAAAAGGAATTGTGATTGACATTTCAAATGTTCCAACACAATATCAAAATAAATTTGTTCCACAAGGATTGGTTGGGTTTAGAGTTGAATATTTAAATCCTGATGGTTCAAAGATACCAAATTTCTTTAGGGTTATTACCTCATCGTTCTTTTGTGAACCTGTGGTGACAAACCAAACAAATACAACACAAAAGGCTATTAGATATAGATATGTTGATGGAAATTCAAATTTAATATTCTTAACTTTATCACCATCTTCATCTCCAACTAATAATCCAAACGCAACACCATTCATTGGTCAGCCAAATCAAAGCATTATTATATCAAACACATTCTTTAATCCAATTACTTTGGAAGTTGAAATGGTTGAGTACGATGTATCATCTCTTGCAATTGCTCTTTATGGTAATCAAACCAAATCAATTGATGACGGTGTTTACACAATCTATGACTCTGAAAATAACATATACAGACAATACAACTTGTATGAAATTAGAGACCAATTTAACGCATTGTTATATGAGGTTAGACAAAGTAGAGGTAATAACATTGATTTCAGTAAAAACTTTACAAACATAACTGGTTAATGGCGGTAAACACAACAAATACTAAATACTTTTATCCACCAAGACCAGGTAATGGCGGGGGGACTTTCTCTGACAACATTGTAGGATTACAAACTGTCGAGGGTGGAGGACTTACGCAAGGTAATTTTGAGTTTACAACAGGAGTAACCGAAAAAGTTAATCGTACATTCAATGTCGGAGCGTTCTCTGAACCGATGACTTTGGATATGATGAATATCGATAGTTTAGAAGAAAGTAGAAGAATACTTGCAACTCAATTTAGAGTTTATCCCAACTTTGATATAACTCAGGTTCTTAACTTTTCAATGTATGGTTCTCTATCTGAAAGATTTAGGGTTTCAATTACTCGTGTTATTAATTATTTCCCAGCGTCTTTAGATATTATATTTACTAATAGTGATTTCTCAACAGGTAATACTGCTTATGATATTGTTTATGATGTTCAAAATGATGAAACATATTTTAAGGTTAATGTTGATAGAATAAAAAATCCATTTGATATTGATTACTCTGTTAGTGCGTCAACTAACTTAACACTAAGAGAGTTGGATGTTTCACCATATAGAAATCTTAACAACACTTATTTAGATTATTGTGTTAGTATTGATGATAATATCTATAAGATTTTGGCATTTATTCCGTCTACCACATTAACATCTGGTGACATCACATTTTACGTTTCTGGTTCACCATTTGGAACAACGGCGACCACAATCCAACAAGAATATCAAATCAGACCAAATGATTATATTGTTGACAAAATATTCCAAGAAAGTTTTGATGAGGTTGAAAAATTCTTACTTAATAGATTGGTTAGACCTGAATATACTGCAGTATTTCAAGTACCGCAACAAAATGAATTTGGTCAAACATATACTGAATATCAACAAGTGACTTGGCCAAAAGATGGTCCTTGGAATTTAGATATTAGTTCATTCTTATTTGATGCATACTTGGAACAAATCCAAGCAATTGCGGTTAACTTGGATTCGTTTAAGACCAATTTAATTTCAAGATTCTTAATTTCGGATTCTTTAAAGGAATTTGATACTTTGGGTAGAAAAGTCGAAAAGATATTCCAAATTTACGGTAGAAGTTTCGACCAAATAAAACAATTTATTGAGGGGTTGGCTTACATGAATTCTGTAAACTATAATCCATCAAATGATATACCTTCACAATTATTGGCGAATTTATCTCAAACATTGGGATGGTCATCTAATTTCTCACCAATTACAAATGAAGATTTCTTATCATCTGTGTTTGGTAATACGTCAACACCAACTTATCCTGGTTACGCTCGAGCTTTAACGCCAACAGAATTAAACTATGCTTACTATAGAAACTTAATTCTTAATGCATCGTACCTGTTTAAATCAAAAGGTACGAGAAGGTCTGTTGAATTTTTATTAAGATTGATTGGAGCACCTGATTCATTAATTGAATATAATGAACACATTTATTTGGCTGACCAAAAAATTAATCTTGACCAGTTCTATAATCAATGGAGTCAAATTTCAGGTGGTACTTACGTTCAAGAAACACCATCTTATGCTGTAGGTCAAACATATAGCATTTATGGGCAAATTTATACTGCATTTACAGAAACCGCAACATATACCGATACTAATATAACATTAGCCGCATACCCTATTGATATTGAAGGTTATCCAAAAGCACCTGTTAATACGGAAACATACTTTTTCCAAATTGGTTCTGGTTGGTACGAAACCACACCATCACATAGAAGTCCTGATAATGTTGTACTTACAGGAAATGTTTACACAGGACAAAACTTTAGTATCCAAACACAATTACAACCGTTTACTTACGGTCAGACTTATCTGAATAGATTTAGGGATTTCCCTTATATGACGGAAGGATTTAAACTTCAAAAAGTTGTGGATAATAATAAATCATGGTTAGCGGACGATGATAAAATTAGAGTTTCAACTCAAGGAGATTACAATGCGTACTACTTTGTCGACAATGAAAAATTAGTATTAAACGTAAAGAACGTTGACATATTCTTAAATCCTGGCCAAGGTCTCGTTTATGATGTTTGGGACCAATCAAGAAGATATGATTACCCAATTCCTGAATCAGGTTTAACAGTTGGTTATCCTGTACCAGGTGGAGTCGATTGGACATATGTTGACCCCAAGCCTAAGAAGAAAACATTCTTTGAATTCTCCCAAACTTTTTGGCAGAATATGATTAACACTCGAAACAGACAATACATTTCTGATGGTAAAACGGGTGGCTATCCTACACTACAATCTATTTGGTGGAAATACATCGAATCAGAACAAACTGTCGGGTTGCCCAACAACAAGTACACTTATCAAAAGTTAATCGATTACGTGAACGGTATTGGTCCTTATTGGACTAAGTTGGTGGAACAGATGGTTCCCGCAACAACCATTTGGAATGGCGGAGTTAGATTCGAAAACTCTGTACTACATAAACAAAAGTTTGTTTATAGAAGACAAAGAGGTTGTCAGTTTATACCTGTCCCTGTTGACCCATGTTATATTATATCAAGTATTTTTGATTACACATGTAATTCAGAG